TTATAAGTTATTCACAACCTACAGACATTATCGGATTAGAAAATGTTCAAGATCTTATAGCATATTGTGCTAGAGTTTCTAATCCGTCTGGCCAAGAAAGCAAAGCAACAAATGAAAAGCTTTTAAAATATCTTATTAAACACCAGCATTGGTCTCCATTTGAAATGGCAAGTGCTTGTATTGAGATCAATACTACAAGAGATATTGCAAGACAAATACTCAGACATAGAAGTTTTAGTTTTCAAGAGTTTAGTCAAAGATATGCAAATCCAGTAAAGGAGTTAGAATTTGTTACCAGAGAAGCGCGAATGCAAGACGATAAGAATAGACAAAGTAGTATCGAAGTTGATGATGAAACTTTCCAACTCGATTGGCAAAGAGAACAACAAAGAGTTATCTGGATGTGTAGGCAAGTCTACAATGCAGCAATCAAAAAAGGAATTGCAAAAGAAGTTGCAAGAGCAGTGTTACCAGAAGGATTAACTACATCTAGATTATATATGAATGGCTCTATAAGAAGTTGGATTCATTTTATTGAATTGAGGTCCTCAAACGGTACACAGAAAGAATGCAGTGAAGTTGCTATAGCTTGCGCTAAAGCAATATCAAAAATATTTCCAATGAGTGATTTAACAAATGACAAATAGATATACGCAAGACATGACTGGAACAGGAGATCATATAGTAACCGACGAGCCAGAAAGGTACTATGATTGGATGTTATGGCGTATGACTAAAGAAAAAAACAAAGAAGCTAATAGACTTTATTATGCAGTCAAAGGACAACTGATACCTGACAGCTGGAGCCAAAAAGATATAGATAGAATGCATCGTCAATATATTAAAAGACTCTGGGGTAATAATGAAAGATTAGAGTATACCGAAGAACCTTTTGAAAAGATATGGAATGAAACGTATCGATAGCCTAGCTCTTGCATCAGTATATACATTAGGTCATATTGTAATTTCTATGACAGTTGTAAGTATGATGACAGGTGCAAGTTTATGGGAAGCTGGATCAGTTGCACTGTTAGAGCCTGCTATAAATGGTGTATGGTTGTATGTACTACATTCTTTATGGAAGAAATATAATTAACATATTAATCACTTTTTTTAAATTAAATGCATTTTTTCCTTTACATTTGTGGAAAACTATAGTATAATAGTACTATAAAATAAACAAAGCGGAGAAACTTTATATGTCTAAACCAATTTCAACATCATCACTTAAGGCTTTAATCCTTAAATCTAATAAACCTTCAATTAAAATTCAACTTTTACTAAGAACTCTTCCTGAAACTATTAGAAGAGAAACTGTAAGAGAAGATTACAATATGAAGATTATTAAGGATCTTGCTAATAAGTACACAATGGTTCAAAAACTAGCTGCGGAGATTTTATAATGGGAATACACATTGGAAAACACGAAAGATCAACATCATGGATTGGCAGATTTGATCCACAAAATCCAGAAGATATGAAAGAATATGAAATGGTTAAAGCTGTCGTAAGATCATGCAATTCGTCTAAAACAAAGTTTAGAGTCGAAAAGAAAGGTAGAAAACCAACTAACGGTTTTACTTACTTTGGTGATCCTAAAGGCGGTATTAAGAATGCTACATTATGGGATGTATATGTTTATAGGAGATATTCAATATGATTATAGTTGACTACAGTGGTATTGCTTTAGCAAGTATTATAATTAATAAAACATTTGATGAACAAATGATTCGTCATATGATATTAAATTCATTAAGGATGTATCATAAAAGATACAGAGATGAATACGGTGAAATGGTTCTTGCTGTAGATGCTGCAAATAACTGGCGTAGAAAAGTATTTCCACAATATAAAGCTAATCGTAAAAAAGATAGAGGTACTTCATCCTTTGATTGGAATGAAGCATTTCGTATTCTAAATCTTATACGAGAAGAAATAGGAGATAACTTTCCATACAAAGTTGTTAAGATCGATGGTTGTGAAGCCGATGATGTTATTGGCACATTAGTCATTAAGAAATCACGTGTCGATTTCAATCCAGAAAAAATCATGATTGTATCTTCTGATAGAGATTTTGTACAACTACAAAGGTTCCCAAATGTCAGGCAGTTCTCTCCAATACTTAAGAAAGAAATCGTAGAAAAGAATGCTAGGTACTTCTTACTTAATCATATTATTCGTGGTGATAAAGGCGATGGTGTACCAAATATATTATCTAATGATGATGTATTTGTTGAAGGATTCAGACAAACGCCTATGTCTCAAAAGAAAGTTGATGATATCATTGAAGACCTTGAACAAGGTGAATTACTTTATGCTGCATCATGGTATCGTAACTATCTTAGGAATGAAAAATTAATTGCTCTTAGCGAAACACCACCCGAGCTCAAACAACAAATTATAAATAACTATGAGGATCAAAATCCTTTAGAAAATAAAAGTAAAGTATTTCATTACTTAGTTACTAAGAGATGTAATCAATTGATTGAAAGTGTACAGGAGTTTATTTAATGATTAAATATGTTTTCGAAATATTAGAAGAAGTTGGCAAACAACGGACTCGTGAAGAAAAAGTCAAGATTTTAAAAGAAAACGAATCATGGGCTTTAAAAGATGTCATACGCGGCACGATGGATGACAAGGTGCAATGGAACCTTCCTATTGGTAGACCTCCATATACTCCTTCTCCAGCTCATCACCACCCAGCAAATCTATTTAGAGAAAATACAAAGTTTAAATATTTTGTAAAAGGCGGTCAAGGTGATAAGATGCCAAAATATAAAAGAGAACAAATCTTTATTGGTATATTGGAAGGCGTACATCCTGAAGATGCTAAAGTTGTTTTGTCAATGATTAACAAAGAAAAATTTAAAGGTATCACAGAACCTGTAGTAAAGGAGGCATTTCCTAATTTGCTATAATATCAACGAAAGGTAACACATGTTGCAACAACTTGAACGTTTACGTAAAGACTCTAATGAACTACAAATTTATGCATTAAAACTTAAAAAGCGAGGTAAGTTAAACAAGATGAATAGAATTTTAGAAAAAAGAAATTTCTTAGAAACCCAAATCAAGTTGATAAATCCGGAGGTAAGACTTTCTTCTTAAAGAAAAAATTAATCCTTTACAAACAGTGAAATTTATGATATAATCTATATTATTTGAAGGTGACAATATGAATATTTTTATACTTGACAAAAATCCAATCACGGCTGCACAAATGTTGTGTGACAGACATGTTCCAAAAATGATTGTGGAATCAGGTCAAATGCTAAGTACTGCACACAGGTTGCTGGACGGCATACCAGAAAAGCGTAGGTCTAAATCTGGTAAGACCATTCAAACATACTTCTCTTTTGGTGATGAACGTGATGACATTTTCTATGCAGCAGTTCATAAGTACCATCCTTGTACTACATGGACGCTAGCATCTAAAGAAAACTATCAATGGCATTACGAACATTTCATCGGCATGTGTAAAGAATTTGAATACAGACGTGGCAAAGTTCATAAAACTTATGAAGTTCTTGGTGAAGCACTTGCTAAAACTCCGATAAATATACCAAACATTGGACTAACCGAGTTTGCACAAGCTATGTCACATTATCCTGATTGTATAGTTGAAGGTGATGCTGTTTCAGCATACCGTAATTACTACCACATGGCAAAGTCATTTGCTAAATGGGATTGGGGCAGGCCTGCGCCAGACTGGTGGAAAGGATATCAAGGTGCCTAAATACACACTAAAGAAATGGGTTGATGCTAAAAACAGATACGTAGAATGGGATATAGATTGTCCTTCAGATGAACTCGATGCTATATGTAACGAGTACAATGCTGAAAGAGTTTTAAAATTTCCAGGCGTTGTCAGTAGTCAAGGTAGTTTACTATCAAAGACTGATGATGGTTGGAAAGACAATCTTAAAAGAATTAAAGATAAATCGGGTAGAGGTAACACAATTAAAGTATGAGCAAAAGTATCGTGAGGTTCGAAGATTTAATTAATATAGAACCTATAACTAAGAATCAAGAAAAAGCTTTTGAATCTTGGCAACATAATGAAAACTTAGTACTTGCTGGTTCTGCTGGAACTGGTAAAACCTTTATTGCAATGTATTTAGCTTTACAATCTACATTAGAACCTGCTACGCCTTATCATAAAACAGTAGTGATAAGATCTATTGTACCTACACGTGATGTTGGTTATCTACCTGGTAGCTTACAAGAAAAAGCTGAACCCTTTGAAGAACCTTATAAACAAATTTCTTTAGAATTGTTTGATTATGATTCTGCGGTATATAACAAACTTATAAATAACCATCAGATGGAGTTTTTAACTACATCATTCATTCGTGGCACTCAAATTAACAATGCTATAGTCATCATAGATGAAATGCAAAATTTGAATTTTCATGAGCTTGACTCTGTAATCACACGTATTGGCCAAGATTGTAGAGTTATTTTTTCAGGCGATTACTATCAATCTGATTTTAAAGATGGTTATGAACGCGATGGTATTCAAAGGTTCCTAAGAATAGTCGAACGGCTAAAGAACTTCAGTGTTATAACATTCGGTTGGGACGATATAGTGAGATCTGATTTTCTCAGAGATTATATTATGACTAAAGAAATGTTAGGCATAAAATGAACTTTTTCATAATAGTAACTTTTATCGTGGCAAACAGTGCTCTAATTGACCGGCCGCTTTATATATTTCAACAACCAAATTTTAAAACCATTCAAAATTGTAAACAGTATGTATCTGCTATGCATCAACGAATATACGCAACAGCAAGTGCGTCATATAACTTTAAGTACACACCTGAAGCAATCTTTTGTTTAAATACTCAACAAGTTAAAGATATATTTCAGTATAATTATGATGAAAAGGAAAAGAAAAATATTTAAGCATGAAAAAAT